AATGTGGCCCACCTGTCGTAAGTGAACATTTGGCAGTGCCTACAACAGTGATTGAACCAGCGGAAAAAGTCATAACCCTTGTACAAATCATTCCCTGTTGGTCAAGTGCGTTTGATTCGTTTTGGAAAATGGTGTTTTGTAGCACAGTTCCTGAAGCGTTGGTTTGTCGAAGCGTTAACTGTGTGTTTGACGCAAAACTGGCTGTTTGTGCTTGTGGCTCGTAATAGGTAATTTTATAGTAACGGTTTGCGACAGCCGTAAAAGTGACCGACATACCAGTTGCGATGACTTCGGAAGTTGTCAGCGTGTAACTAGTCGTAGAGGTTGCCAAAGCCATTACGCCACGGGGGAAGTTGTTTTGTTGTGCAGCTGTAAGAACAGCACCCGAAACAAAAGTTGTGTTAGGTGTGGGCATAGTTTCTCCTTTATGCGTAACCCCAACCGAGACGGCTGGTGTCCAGAATACCTTGTGTTGAACTGTCTAAAATGAAATATTGGTACACCGACAGAGACGAAAAATATGCCGTGTAACTAGTTTTTGAAGGTGTGCCACTAAACGAAAAACCTTCAAACATTACGCTAGTTGTCGTGTCCGATCCTGCACCTGGTACACGCCAAGTCGCCGATGTGCTTCGAGCAGTACTAAATGTCGCTTCATACAAGAAGTTAAATATTGCTGTGTTTGAAGCGGTCGCATCATCAAAGTCAATTTCAAAACGAAGTAATGCTGGGTCGCCTTGCACATATGCAAGCCATGAAGCAAGGCCGGAAGGCTGGAAAGTACCAATGTCCGCAGTATTTAGCGAATAACCCGAAGTGCCATAAGCAGTTTGCGAATCAGAGTTATTACCAAAAGAAACAACTGGTGTTCCCAAAATTGTGGTGCTATTAACTGTTACTTGATTCATGAAAGTATCAAGTGAATTAATACGCCTAAACGCTGAATAAGCAATAGAAGTTGCAGACGAAGTTGTCCGGTGAAAAGAAACACTGTTTACATTTAGTGCGTTTGCGCGACTTAAAAAATAGATTCCGCTACTGACAGAAACTAATTGACCACGCTCCGCATTGTTCAACAAATTAAGGCGATTAAGAATTGTTCCGTTGTATGTGTTGACTTGTTCTGCTCGAGAAACGCCTTGACCCACTGCGACGACTTCAGGGGTTTTGAAACCTGTATAACTTTCGTTTGTGTAACGAGCTTGATAGGTGGTCCAGTCTCCTCCATAACCAGTGAAATCTTGCAGGTTCCATTTGCCTGCCTTGGTCAATGGGTCTTGGCAAGTAATCGTTGCCGTAGATAAACCTGTGTTGCCAGGGTAATCAGAAAAGGTTACGCCAATAACTTCGCCATATATAAAGACGTTTCCTGTAGCAAACTTAATTTCAACTTTGGTTCCTCGAGTGAAATTTGCTGCTTCATTTGACTGATTTTTTATGGTGATTTGGAACGATCCACCAGCATAGTTGTCAATGTAATTTTGGCGGCCTTGGTTACCGCTAAACGACAAAACCGATGATGTAAAAGTTGTTGAGCCAGCACCGTATTGAAATATCCATTGTTCTGCACTCATTGAACGCTCACGGGTAATTTGCCAACATTACGGTTATATGCCTGCAACGCACGCACAACCTCGTTGGGGTCTGCACTTGTAACTGTGATGTTGATAGTTCCACCTCCGCCTAAAGCATTGTTTGGTGTGATGCTTCCAGACGAGCCAGGCGTGAACAGTTCGGGTCCACGCTCACCAACAAGATAAGTTCCGCCACCCATAACAGGACCACCGTTAGCACGAGCACCCGAAATACCAGCAAGCGTTAAAGCGTCAAACTCGCTTAGTCCGCCGTACTCAGCACCACGGGCAAGATACGTTGCGTACTCAAGCGCAGCTGCTGAACCCTGAGTCTTGAACCTAAACAGGATTTCTTTGGATGAGATGCCGTCCATAGTGCCCGAGATACCTGCGAGCACTCCAGCGTATGTCGCCAGTTTTTCCTCATAGTCATCAATGTCTGCTTGAGCACCTGTGCCGAACGCTTTAGCAGCTGCGGCTTCAAGTTCGGCTAGATCAGTCTTGGCGTTGTCGAGTGCAACTTCTCGGTCAAGGGTTCCGGTCAGATTCTTCCAAGCGGTATCAGCGTTAACAATTGCAATGGTGGCGTTACTGGCCGCAGTCGCAAAATCGTCTAACGGATTTTTGGCTTGCCTAATTGCTTCTTTCAATATTTCAAGATCGTCTCGAGCCAATTCCATGTCCTCAGCAAAAACAGGGATAACTTTCTTTTCGTCTTTGAACAAACCGAACATGAAACCAGCGGCACTTTTGACACCATCAATTGCTGATTTAGTCAAAGCAAGTGGAGACAGGTTTTCTATCATCCAAGTAGCGCCAGGGATACTCTTAAACGCATTTCTTACATCATTAACAACCCCAAGAATCTCGCCAAGGTCAGACAAAACTGGAACTAATTCCTCACCAACTGAAAGCGATAAGGCCTCCAACTTTTCTTTGAGGTCGTCCATTGTGTCACGGAACTCTTTAGCCTTTTCGAGTTCTTTCGGGTCAATGATTTTGGCGTCCGAAACATCGTCTAACGATTTCTTAAGATCGGTTGCACCCATTTCAATAAGGGTTGACATTGACTGCCAGCCCTTACCAAGCAACTGTGCGGCAACCTTTGCTTTCTCGGCTGGGTCCTTAATCTTTTTAATACGATCAATTGTGTTAAGGAATGTTTCATTAACGTCTAATGAACCGTCTTTAAGATAAACAAGGTCTACGCCAAGTTGACGAACTTTGTCAGGGTCAGCACCGATCGTTTTGTTTAGACGGCCAATAGCGCCTTCAATGGCATCAATCGGAACGCCGATATCGCCACCAACTTCCATATATCTGGAAGCATCCTCAATTGCTAAACCTGTAGCAGTCGCAAACTTCTCAGCGTTCAACGCTAAATCTTGAAACGCCTTAACACCATCAGCTGCGAACTTGCCGAAAGCGACACCACCAGCGACAGCAAAACTTGCAGCGTTAGCACCTACAGCATCAAAAATAGATTTAGAGCCAGCCTTAAACTTGCCCATTCCACCTTCAGCGTTAGCAACCGAAGTCTTGAAATCACCAAAGGCTTTCTTAGCGTCTCTAATGCCTTTGTCTTGAAGGTCCGTAATGATCGGAATACGAATAGCCATTACAGCACCAACGCTTTCGTTAACTGGCTGATCTGAGCCATCACCTGATCAACAGATTGCTTCATCTCAGATTCGACTTGACCGGCATTGTTCTCATATGCACGCCACATGACTCGAGGCTTTTCTCCCCAATTGTTTAGAGCATCAGCGAGACGGTTTGGGTTAGTGCCAGCAAACTCCACAATTGAAGCTGCAGCGTCCTTGTTAACAATCGTTAGAACAGCATCGTTTTTCTTTGACAGAGACGTCTTGACAGAGATGCCACGCACAGCTGCGCTTTGAACATACGGAAACAAACCTCTACCACCAGGTGCCCAAGTGCGACTAATACCAGACGGCCAGCCACCATTCTTTTTAGTTGGGTCGCCATACGGATACAACTGTTTCGCCTCATCAACGACAGGCTTAAAAATCTTTTTAGCGTCCTTAAAAAACTGCTTCTGAACCTCAGGTTTGACCTTTTTCAAAGCCTTCAAGGTGGACTCAAGTCCATCAATCTGCATCGACATGGTTCACCTCTCCTTCAGAATCTTTGCGACTGTCGAGAGGTCGTCTGAATCAAAGTCTATACCAGGTGGCCAGTAGCCAGTTATGACTAACAGCTGGGATAGGGAGTAGCGGTGTGATCCGCTTTCGTAGGGTTTGAGGACGCAGTACTCACAATCTCAATCTCTACAAGTTTGTTAACAAACGAGTCAAACTCCACCGGAATGGTTTGTCCGTGTTCGGTCTGAATCTTGGCTGTGTACCAAGCCATAAACGCCATGTCTTCCATACCGAAATTGTCGGCAAGGTCACTAGTTTTCATTTTAAACTTGCGTTCCCAAGCAACAAGTGTTGCCAAGGTGGTTGTGATCGTGGCAGGTCCTTGACCAATGTCAAATCGGATCGTGAGTTTCATGTCGGGTCCTTTGTTTAGGTTTTGTTAGATCAGACTTCAGTCCAGGCGAAAGTGCCACCACGAAGAACGATGGTGCAACGGCTCAATTCACCAAGCGAGTACACGACAGGGAGCTCTTCAAGATACGAGTTTGCCAAAGTGCCAAGTGGGTTCGTTGCGCTGGTAGCAGCCGAAGTTCCTTTGATGGTTACTGACGCAATTTTCGTGCCGAGAAGCGATTTAAAAGTTGCGTAAGTCTCACTGCTGGCCGTGCTCCAGTAGAGCTCCAAGGTCAAAGTGTTGTCCTGCAAACCAGCCGTGAAACTGGTAGCAGTCGAGCCGAACGCATTGTCAGGCAAAGCCATGATCTTCTGCGACAGGTTTGCGCTTGTGCATTGGTCCGAAATGTCCACAACGCCAATAGAAACGATTGGATTGGATAGGTATGTCGAAGTAGCCATGACGGATCAGTCTTTCTTTGAAGTTGGTGCGTCGGGCTTGTTGGTCAATTTAGCACCCTTAGATGGGTGAGTGTCGGAACGCTGAATGAAGCCACCTTCAAGCAGCCAATCAATGTCATCAGACGGTCCAGCAACAAACGCTGTTCCGATTTCGCCGACTCGAGTACTTGTAATTACATATCTGTCCATTATGAATCCTGTGCTTGTAGTGGGATGAGAAGTTCGTAGCCGGCATAATCAGCGCCACCAACCGAAACAACTTTTGGTGAAGCACTCATTACCGCAATATCTTTTGTGACCAGTTGAGAAGTGAGCGACAAGAGCTGGCGTAGTGCGTCAAGGTTGCCAGGGCCGTTACTGATTAAGGTCACAGGAAAAGTCATTTTGACGATGTTGCCGTTCCACGACTCGACGGTCGGAGCATCAATAAAAGCGCAAGGTGGAGCAATGTTCCTAGGGTCATTAACAACACGCAAACCCGAAATAGTTTGGAGAGTAGTGACCAGATCATCTAGCGCCTCGTTCAGGAAGTCCGTGTAAGCCATCTCAGGCGACCTGTGGTCTGTTGATGCCTAACAATTGTTTGACGATGCCTGAGAGCCCTACAGTGGGCGCTGACGCCATATCTGTGAAACTAGCGAACTGGTCCACACTTCCTCTTTGGCGATACAGGGCAGAGCCATACATTAAACCGAGCGTTACATCTCCGCCAGGCGAAACGGTCAGTTGGTCCGTGTATCCGGACTCCTGACGTCTACGAAAACAGAACGAGTTTGCAGCTGCAGCGACCTGCACCAAAAAGGCTGTCTCGTCACCAGCGGTAGTGATGCCGAGATATGTCGCAATTTGTGGGCCTGTCACCCAAGTGCAAGTTTCGACATAAGTCATCGTGCCTTGTGGGATCGCAGCACTTCTGTCTAGATCGTCACCAGCGTCATAAAACAACACTTGGTTGGGGATCGGTTGGTTGACATCAAAAAGGAGATCGCCTTCAGAGTCAACGCCAAGAAACTAATAACTTGGCAGATCGTAAATGACATGAGTGCCGTTGAGGGCGTGACCCAAACTAGCGAGTGTCATTGACTGCCCAACAGCAACATCGGGTTCCGTCAGCGTTTGGACAACCGCATAGTTATCCAACCGCTGATGGAATGTGACTTGGTATACAGCCATGATCGGCTAACCGCCTTTCGGGCTAGTAGTTAGGCGATGGTGATTGATTGAATGAAACTCGACTTAGCGACGAAGGTGGCGAAGTACTGGTGGATACTCAGGTTCTTGCCAAGCGTGCTCGGGTTGTCAAGGCTCAACAATTGCGGGCCTGATTCGTAGATTTCAAAGCCTGGTGCGTAAACCACAAGCATGGTTCCGGAAGCGAAGTTGTTGTCAACAACAACATTCAAACCAAGAACATTCATGCTGGTGTACTGGAGACCAGAGACGTTACCAATTGAGTTGGTGGTCATCATGCCGTTGGCGTTGTAACCAAACACAGGACGCTTGTCAGCATCGGTCTGCTTGCCCAACTTTTCCCATACATCGGGCGACACGCACAAGTGAGTGGGGAAGAAGTTTGAATCTTCAGCAATTTCTCGAGCGGCGTCGTACAAGGAGCTGAACAACGAAGTCGGATCGGCGTCCGTAACAGTCCAAGTTGAACCTGATGCAGTCTTGCCAGCAACAAGTGCGTCAGCTGCAATGTCGTCAGTCTTGATGAGCACTTGACCAGCGAGGTCGTTCAACACGACTTGCATTGCTGCAGGATCGGTGAAGTCAATGTCTTGGCGTGACAAGGTGACCTGACCGGCAACGGTTGACTTGGTGACAGTGTTTGAAGCAACAACCATTGTGGTGGCCGACACTGCGTCAAGCTGACCAGACTGAACTGCTGCCGAAGTGTGGGTCGTGATGGTCGGACGGATGAACTGACGACTTGGGGTGTTCGGCATGGCTCGAGCACCAAAAGCGTTAACGACTGGACGGACGTAATTAAGGTCCTGGAACACGGGACCCAAAACGCTGACGCTGAGCAAGCCTGGCGTGTCAGAAGTCAAGATGTCGCCAGCTGCTGCTTGAATCGCAGTCTGATTACGCTTTGAAGCCTGAACAAAAGCATCGTTCACTTTGTGCCAAGTGTCGCCACCAGTGTGGTAAGCGGCGAGCATTTCGGATGCGCTAGGCATAGCGAACTCACGCTTGGGCTGAGCAAAGATCGGTGCGGTAGGCACAATGACTTCCTCGGAAACGATTGGGCTAAGTTCCATTTTTGGTTCTTCCTTTTGTTCTTCGACTTGTGGCGCTTCCGCCGCTACTTTGGTAATTATAGACTCCGAAAATGCAGCCTGTGGTACAAGGCTAATTTCCGACCAATCAGCGGCTAAAACAGTCATGTTTCCTTTGTCGTCATACTTAAACTCAGTCGGATTTACACCAACACTAAGCTCCATAACTCCATCAGCTGCGAGCACTAACGCTTCATTGCCAAGGTTTGTGGAACTGATTTTCATGGCCAGCAACATCTGTTCGCCAGTGTCAACTCTTTCGCTTACTAAGCCAATAGGCATGGTGCTGTCGTGGTACATATAAACACGAGGTGGGCGACCATCAACGGGCAAAGAGCCTGGTGCGAAAGAAACCGTAGTTCCATCGCTCACAGTTGCAAAAGTGTTGTATTGAACTGCAACGCCTGTGATGGTGCGACGATCCTGCCCGTCAGGGCCTGCAGCTTCTACAGCGAAAGTGTTTGAACTAAACCTGATCATGCCAACTCCTCTTGAGTGTTTTCTTGCTTTTGTTCTGTTTCTTTTTTCATGTAACTGTCAGCTTCTAACCACTTCTCAACATCCCATTTGACATAGGTGCCTCGAGGAAGTTGCTGGCTGAGGGCTGACGAAATTGCTTGTGCATACATTGATAATCCGAATGTCCACAAGTCCGACTTAGCACCTGCACTGTTTGTGTATGCGTATGAACCAGTAGAAATACCCAACAAATACGGGGGAACATTGCACAAGTTAGCGATCTCTTTTGACTGATATTCGGCTGCATCAATCAACAGCATTTTGTCCGGTGTCGCATTTGTTTCTGTGTACGTCAAGAACTCGTTAAGAGCTGCAGTCTGATTACTGTTCCGAGCCTCATTAAACGCTTCAGCCAAAGCACCTAATTCCTCAGCCGACAAGGGCTCGCCGCCAACCTGGCGCAAAACGCCAGCCGGAATCGCCGAGGAACTATTGCGCAGTCGAGCGTCACAGAGTTTGATTGCTGTAGCGATGGTTTGTTCGCTCATGTAAATCATGCCCTGCGTAGGACTGTAAATCTGAACAACATCGGCAGGGTCTAGAGCGCCACCATTGAAATAGATTTCCTTGCTTTTACCGAACCACACTGGACCTTCAGCGTCGGCCGTGTCAATGGAGCCCTGTGGTAGACGGGTGGCGGACGCCATGTAACCGTCTTTTGTTCGGCTGGTGATGTAAAGAAAGCAACGACCATAAAAAAACAGGTCATCAAAAATCCATGGGAACAAAAACGAGTTAGGCATTTCGGGATCAAGTTGGCGTAGCCAGGTACGAGGAGCCAACGGCACAGTCTCCATCTCGTTGCCGTTCCAAATCTCGGTGCACATCTTTAATTCCATGCTTGCCAAAACTGAGGCCATAAGGTCACGGCTTCGACTAATCGCAGGAACAGAAATGGCACGATTACGAGCCAAGCCAGACTGGTACGTATACCAACTGCCGATCGTGTTGGGGGCTTTGTTTTGTCGGTAGTAATTAGTGCCAACTGCAGCTGCAACCGATTCCTCAGGAATAGGACTAATAGCCGCCTTTGTCACTTCTTTTTTGCTAAATAATCCCATTAGGTTTCCTTTGCAGGGGAGTGCCGACGGGTCCCCGACGAACCCGCCGACACGATGCCGATATTAGTTCACCTTACAACCATTATGGGTTTAGCCCGATTTTGATATTTGCTAGAGAGAGCAATACCCCACACTGCACACTTCGCAAGTTCTATTGGTCCTGGACTTGACTTGTGAGAAATCATCACGCCCATTCCAGTCTTTACAAGGACGCTTCTTAATATGTGTTCCGACAAACTGACTTGACCAGAGTGCTTAACACGACCTTCAATAATCATCTTTTGAGCAATGCCAGTCCACTGCAACATTTCGGCCTGACCGACGACAGTCATGCGGCGACGGTAATGCAAAGGCGCATGGAT